ACTGATAATCCATCCATCTTTTCCCCCTAGTTTATGTGATTGATTTTGTTATGTTGCCTGAGATTGGCCAGGAAACCTGTACAGTGGATAGGCTTCCCAATTCACCCGATACAGATTGCCATTCGGTGATAACCGCGTTAAAACTATATTTTGGATTGCTTGCACTTACTGCAGCATTGACTGGCCTAATCTGCATTGCAACTGCAGTTCCGACTGTTGTGTTTGCCATTGAAGTACCATTGACAAGTTCTTCAAGGGCATTGTCGGCATAATCTTGATTGAACTGAAAAGTCACAGAATTATCAAACACACCCGCCTGGCGCGTTCTTGATTGTGCGCCAATTTGGGTTGTGTCAATTGTATCCACGCTTGTTTTCAATTCTATCTGTGTCACAAACTCCGAAATATCGTTGCTTGCAAATAGCACATAGGCGTTATTGAGAACAAGGCGTGGCATTTATGAAGCGGCTTTTGTAATTGCGCCCGTGATTGGCCAAGTCGCAGAAATCGTACTTAGCTCACCAACGCTGCCCTGAACATTCTGCCACTCTGCAAACGGCCGAAAAAGTGTATGAGGGGTTTGTTGAACTGGCTGCACCTGATGTTGGCTTGATTACAATAGGAACTACTGTTCCAACAAGTGATGAGCCAATTGCGTTGATTGTGATTTCAGGACCTGATGCTGCAAAGTCCTGATTAAATTCTAGCGTTACGGAATTGTCTTTTAATCCTGGCAGCCGAGTTTTTGCTGCTGCGCTTGACATTCCTGTTGTTTCAATAACATCTACACTTGTTGAAAGTGTAACGCTCGTTAGAAACGAACTGAGATCAATAGCATTTACTGTAACTGAAACATCCGTTAATACTATGCGTGCCATTATTTTACTTCCTCTACTGGTTTGATTGGTGCGGTGTTTTTTAGATGTTCGCCTGCAACTAGGGCATCAATGTTGAGGCCAAGTTCAAGCAATTCTTTCTCAGTGATTGACTCACCTTTCTTCTTCGGTGTGAATACATCCGATGTGACTATGTAGCTCATTTTTTCTCCTATCCGTAAACGGTGATTCGGTAGCGGTACGAAAGAAACTCAATATCGCCTGATGAGTAATTACCCGCTTCGGCAGATGTGACCCGCAAAGTGCTGCAAGCCCCATCAAGAGTTAGATCAGATTCAATTGCTGCCTTGATTGAGAAATCCCCGCTACCTGCAAGGTACTTATCAAGTTCGTTTTGAGCTGAACGCTCTGTGAAGCGCTGCACCAAAACAACAACATCTAGGTTTGCCTGGTCAAGTCCACGGGCATTGTTCAAATCAAATGTGAAATCTAATTGGCCAACAATGGCCGCTGGTGCCACTGGCACCGTTGGGATTAGTTCGTAAACACGCATCCCTTTAATAGTCTCTAGGTTGGCTTTTAACCCGTTTCTAACCTGACTTGGCAACATTAGACAGCCAAGCCATTGTTCTTGCGTAGGGGGCGCAGTAATGCCTCAACATCGGCATCTAGCTTTGCAGCCAATCGCACTGTTCCCATATCTGTATTGCCAGCAATTCCAAATGGTGACTGGTTACGCAGGAACAGGCGAGAGGCTTGAATCTTTGCTGCGGTTTTTACTTCATAAGGTACCGCTGACCATCCAAACACACCTGTAACTCGCACTGATTGTGGCAGGTTGAATGGGAAAACATAAGAGCCAACGGCAAGCAACCGTGACATTGGAAAGCCACGAGAAGGATTGTTGACAGGTTCAAACATCGCATCGTCTGCGGTCCACACTGTTCCGTAGGTGCGATCAAAATTATCATCGGTTGCAATCTCGTTGATGCTCACAAAGTCATCAACAGGCAAGATGTAGTAGTCAGTCGGTGTGTAGTAGCGGATGACTGGTACGGCAGTGGTGCCATCCTTGTAAAAAAAACGGCCACAATAATCATCTATTTGGCGTGAAGCGGTTGCAATAGCCATTTCAAGGGCTGCATTGTCAATTGAATCCTCAAGATTGAGTGCATCCTTGACTTCATTTAGGGTTACATACCCGTTAGTGATCGCCACGCTTGGTTCTCGTTTCTACTTTGGGAAGCATTGCGCGTTCCAGTTGTGGAACGGCGGTAGCGGTTTCCTTTGATTTTACCTTAATTCTTAGAATTCTTTTTATGCGTTCCATATATCGTGCTGCCTATCATCTAACCAGTAGCTCTTTGAGTGAGGCAGTATCGCGCCTGTGTGAACATAGATCGGAAAACCTAGTGAACGAACACGGCGGCAAAATTGTAAATCTTCGCCTATCCATTCACCGTTGATAGGTCCATCCCAAAACCAGCACCAATCTTTGCCCTGGTGTGGGTCGGCATCTGCCTGAATTGCCTCAAGCACGCTGCGGTGGATGAGCAAACATCCAGTGCCTGCAGCATCTACTTGGAAAACTGAATCTTTATCGTATTTATTTAGTGGCAAGAAACCTTCAGGGGCATCTTGAAAAATCGTTGGCACTGGTTGTGGGTATGGATAACCTGTTTCAAAACTAGCAAATACCAAACCTGCTACAACTGGGCGCTCTTTATCGTGAGCCGTTTCAATCAACTTATCAAATGCTTCAACAGATAGTTGTTCATCTGAATCCATCATTAGTAACCAGTCAGATTTAGTTTCTAAGAATTGCTTAACCAAACGATTGCGTTGCTTTGAAAGCAAACCTGAACCCTTGATGCGAATAAATGGCCCAAGCCGTGATGATCGTGATTGCGCAACTTGAACCAAACTAAATGCAAACCCGCCGTTAACTGTTCCTGGGTCGCAACTGCCAATTGAAACCTTGTGTGCTGATTTCATAGATTCCCCCGAATCATTTAAGAAGTAAGAGGCGGGTTAGTCGGGGGAGAAAAACCCGCCTCTTACAATTTGTTAACTTTCGATTAGAAAGTTGGAGCTACCAAACCAGTGCCTGAAATAATTGAGGCTGCTAGTGGGTAACGCTCTGCAGAGAAGGCACCAAATCCGTAAACAACAGACTTGATTGTGAGAGATGAAGCACCAGTTGCATCAAATGACAATGCGAATGGTGATCCTGGCTGCTCCCATAGGTGCATTTCAGGTGCTGCTACGCAGTAAATCTGATCTTGGTTTGTTGCCGCACCAAGATTAGTTACAACATTTGCATCAGCAATGATTGGCAAGCCCATCATTGAGTAACCTGAGTTGCCGTATCCTGCTGCGCCTGCGCCAGTTGCTACGGCGTTTGTTGGTCCACCAGCAGTAGGAACTACTAATGGGCGATTGCTGCCATCTACTGCTGCGAGTAGAAACGCTAGGCGGCGTGGGTGCATAATCCAGTGTGTTGGTGTCTCAAAGACATTTGACTGAATCTTTTGGATTGCATCAGCCAACTTTGGATATAGCAAAGCAACTGTTGGTGTTGTTGCAGTAAAAGTGATTGCATTTCCACCTGAATTTTGGATTCCCTTGAACTGGCCGTTTGAGCCTGTTCCGTTGAGAACCTGGTTATCAAGTGTTGTGTGCCATGAACGGATTAGATCAGCAACAACAAATGTGTCAATGCCTGTTCCGCGCTCAATCGCCTGTCGAGATAAATCTTGCTGTCCGGCTATCGTTCTTACAGGAATTGATAGCAGGGTATCATCGGCATCAGTTTCTGAAACTGCAGTGTTCTGTGTTTCTTGAACTGCAGTTGATGTACCTGTTGTCATGCGGCTAATTTCTAGCGACATTCCAGCAGCAGGTAGTGTGTGCTTTGAAGTTGCAAAATCTGCAGTTGGTCGGCCTGCGCGTGCAAATGGTGCAGCGAGTTCAACTAAGTATTGTGGAACAACTAATCCAGCAAAGTTTGATGTATCAACATCGCGGCGCTCGATTGATTCTTCCTTTGTGTGGCGAGCAAGGCGCTCTTGTGCTGAGTAGTCACCACGAACCTGAGCATTGAAAACATCCTTTACGAATGAAACAGTTGCGTCAGGTGTGTATGTGCGTGCTTCGCGTGTAATTGATGTGCCACCAACGCGAGGTGTGATTACTGCTGCAACTGATGAGCGCATTTCTGCAACCTTTGCATCTGCTGCTGCCTGTGTTGTGAACTTTTCAATCTTTGCATCTAGTGCGCGTGACTCTTCAACGAGAGCATCAACCTTTTGGGTTTCCTCTGCAGTAAGGTCGGTGCGTGATTCTGCGGCTACTGCCTCAAGAACTGCATCCATTTCTGCCTTAACTGCATCACGGCGCTCAAGAGCTACATCAAGGTATGACTTTGACATTATTCTCCAATGAGTGTTGTAATTGTTTGAGGTGGTGGCAATGCTCTCCACGGCCCGAAGGTGTGGGATTTGCTCCGACTTCGATCTGCTACTTGTGCAGCAGAAACTTATTTTGTGTTATTGATAATTGCTTGAGCAAGGCGCAGTGAAATCTTGCGGCCTTCTTCTTCAGTTGCTTCAGGTAGCGCATCAATCAAACGCAACTCTGACATTTTGTGACCAACTAAAGTTTCTGTTGGTCGGTAGCCATCACGGAATTCTTCATAGACACGAATCAAAACGGCAGGATCGCCCTCTTCGGCTGTGATGCTAAATTCTGTTCCTGGAATACCTAACACGCCTTCTTCCATGATGTGTTCAATGCGACCCTTAGCAGTTCCACCGCTTGAATCCCATTCAACATAATCGCCTACCTGCTCGCGGGATTCTTCTTCAATTTCACCTTCGGCACCTGTAAGCATTGCCATCATCTCAACGGCCTTCATAATGTAATCGTGGCCTTCGCTCAAATCTTCAAAGATAGAATTTAGAACAATCAAAGATTCGCCTGTTACTTCACGGCCTTCTTTAACTGCATCAATTGCTTTGCGTAGTGCTTCGCGTGCCTCAACACTTGTTGTTGGGTAGGCAGGGTATGTAACCACTGAAACATCTCCATCTGCTAGTGAAACTTCAGTAAGTGTGCGCTGAGAGCGATCTTCATTGTATTTTTGACGAATGACACGGAAAGCAAAACTCATTTGGTCAACATCTCCGCGCTCAACTAACTTGTAAAGGTCGCGCCCCTCATTGGTATCTGCAATGACTGCATCCATATACAAGCCACGATCATCTTCAGTAAGTGTCAGGGTGCCATTCTTTGTGCGAGCTAGTGGCAAACCTTCATGGTTAATAAGCAAGCGCACATCAGGTGTCTCACTCAAGGTCTTACGAAACGCGCCAGGGGCGATTGTTTCAATAAATGGTAGGGGAACGCTGGCCTCATTAAACACTGCAGCGTATCCGCGAAGTGTCATTGTGCCATCTTCGGCTTGTCTTGCTTCAACATCGCGCACTGTAAATGTACGGCGTTCAATCTTTTTCATTTTGCTCCTTGAGTCGGCTTCAGCATCTAGTGCATCAATCTTGCTCTGCGCCCAGTTTTGCGCTCTATCACTGAAGTTGGAATCACCGCCCCATAACAACCAGGCAACTAAACCTGCGCCTGGGTATTGGGCATCTGATGGATTGCTATTTTTTGGGGCTTGTCCATCTACCTTATGACGGGCAAACCACGGTGCCATTTTGCGAACTTTGTTGTCAGATATATTTCCCGCAGCCATCTCGCGTGCTTCACGCTTTGTGCCTTCAGTTAATCCATCTCCCCCAAAACCTTCATTAAGATATTTCAAGCCTCTTGCTGCATTTGCTTGCATGTATTCAGGTGCATCAAACGGCATTACCCAACCTCATAAACTGATGCTGGGTCGGCTGGGTCAATCGTTGAAATCTGTTGCAACTGACTTGAAGGCAAACCAGTGTGCTTCATGTCAGGTAAGCCAACTGCCTGTGTTACCGCTGCTGGGTCAAAGCCAACTTGAATCAATGCTGCAGCAATTTCGGTGCGTAGCTTGAGGCCAACATCCTTAGCATCTTCAGCATCAATGTTTTGTAGTGGAACACGGTACTGATCGCCAGCCTCAATTGGTGCCATATCTTCGTAAGCGTGAACATCGTTGAGTGAAAGGAATCCTTCACGCAATCCCTTTGTGTAAGCATCGTAACGCTCATTTGTTGTACCGCGTAGCAGTGCATCAAGGTTAAAGCGAATGAATCCATCAGGTTCAGGTAGCAATGTTGATAGTGATTGTTCAATTCGCTCCAAGATTGGGCGCAATGAATACTGAACGAATGAAAGGTTTTGTGCTTCAACTGATGCAAATGACATTGCACCCGCTACTGGATGGCCAAGAAGCGCCAATGGGATGCGGTAAATTCTAGCAATTTCTTCCACACTAAAGCGGCGAGTGTCTAACAACTGCGCATCTTGTGCGTTGATTGTTAGCGGCTTGAAGGCTGCACCGCCTGAAAGAATACCGATCTTGCCAGCGCGGTAAGGGCCAGTGTGGGTGAGGTTCCAATCGCGGCCAATGTCTGATGCCTGTTCTTCAGTTAACTCACCTGGTACTTCAATCACACCGCCAGGGTTGGCAGCGTTGCCAAAGTATGAGGCGGCGTAAACATCGGCTGCCATTGCCGCGCCAAGTGTGGTGCGGCAGGCGGCGATTGGTGAAAGGCCGTAGCGCTGACCTGGTAAGCGGAAATCAGGGATGTGTAAAAGTTCTTTATCGGTCAGGCGTTCTTCATACACGCCTTGTGTGTCTCTCACCTTCACATAATAAATCAAAGGCTCGCCTACTCTTGGGCGCTCAATGCGCACTCCAACTGGGTCAAGCACATACAGTTCCTGAACATCGCCCATATCATCGCGCATTGTCAAGATGTAAGCGTTGCCTTCAAGTTTGAATGAAGTAAC